CCCGAAGGTCGTGGACGACTAGCCGCATATATACCTAAACTTGCGGGTAACCCTGACAAACCATTATACTTCCAATATGCTTCGCCATTTGGAGGAACTAACGGAATATCTAACTACGGTTTCTATGCTGTCCCTCCAGACCCAGGCTTGACAATCATGGTTTTCTTTGCTAATAATGGCGATTTAAGAGAAGGCTATTGGTTCGCAGTTGCAGGAGGAGTACCAGACATTGTATCCGGTGGTGCTGTAGGTAAGGCACTTGCAGATGGTACAGGACAGGGTGAAGGCGTATACGCTGACCAACCTGCTGCGAAATCTCGTATACCAGACTTAGCAACTGCACAAAACTTAGATGGTGCTGCTGGTGCATCGCCTGCAAATTCAACATCGGGTACTATGGCAATCATCGGTGACAAACCACTGTCAAACGAATTGTTAAATTTTGTTAAAGAGTCTTCCGGATTCAAAGAATCAACTCAATATACCGCCGACCAGATATTCAATGGTTATGGCACGAAGGCAAAATTCGATGACGAATACATTACTAAAGACGAAGCCGAAAAACGTTTGAAGGATGAGTTACTTAATAAACGAGATTATGTTATACGATACGGTATTGAAAAAGGTTACGTGTGGAATGAATCGCAAATAAATGCACTAACATCATACGCACAATCAGCAGGTAATATAGAACAAATTACAGGTGCAGGTACTTTAAAGAATGCTGAGATAGCATCTAATCTTGCGAAGTCAGTTGGTGGATTGTTTGGTGGTGACAATGAGAAAAGACGCAAGCAAGAATCTAAATGGTTTTTATCAAACTCACAAGGTGAAAGTACAGTAGGGCCTGCGTTTTCTAACCACCCAAGAAACATAAACGTATCAGCACAAGGGTTGTATACAGACCCAGTGCGTGGTCAATCTACTGCATCTCCTAATCGTGATGCAAGTTATAACGAACCACAATCCGCCCGTGTATTTGGTATTAAGTCTCCGGGTCAAAATGCATTGACAATTGATGACGGTAGTACAGACGATGAAGGAAACATTCATCCGTCTCAAATACGCCTTACAACGGGTTCTGGGGCAAGTGTTATACTTGATGGAGATAATGACTTTATCTACATGATCAACTCTAAAGGAACAGCGTGGGTCGAAATAGGAGCCGATGGACATGTGATGACATACGCACAAGGCTCTATTAGTATGCGAGCGGAGAAAGATATTAACCTTCGTGCTGATAAAGATATTAATATAGATGCTGGTAACAAAATTAATATGCGAAGTGTTAACGACACTACAATGAATAACAAAAATTATCATCTTAAATCATCAGGTTCTAATTACACTGAAGCCAAAGGTTCGGCACACACTTGGGTTGGTACAAGTATGTTTGTTACGACCAGCGGAGGTGTACTACACTTAAATGGTCCTGTAGCACAACAAGCATCTGAGATACCAAAGAAAGATATGCCTGACATACAAAATTTAGAATCTACAGTAGCAAAACAAATTACAGTGCCTATAATGCCTACACATGAGCCGTTTATAAGACCTGTTATGCCAACATACACTTCTGGTCCTATACAGGAAGATCCGCAAAGTTATCAAGCGCAACAAACAGCAATGAACCAACCGCAATCTAAACAAACTGTTGATAGAACGCAACCAACAGGTGAAGGAGGTGGCGGTGATACCGGCGAGGTACCACAAGGGCTAGTAGAGTATTCAGGTTCTATCACTATAAGAAATCTACCTCTACAAGATGAACTATTCACTATACTTGAAAAATCAGCACAGTCTACTAACATACGTGTGCTTATAACATCTGGTGGGCAACATCCAAGAGGTAGACGTACAGGTAGTGACAGACATAACGATGGTTATGCGGCAGATGTACAGTTATTCAAAGACGGACAAAAGTTATATATTACCAATCCACAGCATGAACCTATGATTAGACAGTTCTTTAAGAGTGCAAAAGCAAATGGTGCTTTGAGTATAGGTGCAGGCGCAGGTTATATGGGCGGTAGTACATATCACATAGACATTGCACCAGGTAATACTGTACCAACAAATGCTTCAAGAACATGGGGCGCAGGTGGTCGTTATGCATACGCACCATCGTGGTTGAAGTCATTAATGGGTTAAGGAGGTTATATGATATACGATAAAAGACAAGGGTCGCTTCTTAATTACATCCAACGTCCATTAAATGTGGTAACACCTTATGGTACCTATTTGGGTCTGTTATACAATGATGATAAACCGGATTATATTCTTTCTGATGTTAAAGTAAAATGTTATCAACCTGAAGATTTGACATTTTCTATATTCAGTAAAGATTTTATAACAAAAGAAGAAAACCCAATACTAGAGTTAACGAATGATGATACGATAGGATTCGGTTACAAAGTATCACCTATAGAACTAAAGACTGGATACATTACGGTTGCTTCTAAACGCATTGACATTACAACTGGGATAATAAATCGTGCCGAAGCAGAAAAGATATTAGAAAAGCAACTGCGAAATATAGGTAATATCATAGAACAGTTTGTGCATCAACCTATATCACAAACACAATATGACGCATTGTTGATTCATTTCTTTTATGAGGGTGTAGATTCAGTAGAAGATAGTGCTATTGTTAAAATGGTTAATGAAGGATTGTGGTTTGAAATTACAGATGAAATTCAAACAAACATAAAAAGGGCGAATGGCAAAGTTGATGACAACCTCGCCAAACGCCGTATGGCAATTGCTAATATTTGGAGTTATGTTCCTGGATATAGTTAAAGTTCTTCACGACTTGCCAGAACACGGTCAGCAAAACCGTTTGCAACTGCTTCTTCCGCAGACAAGAATGTATCAAACTTCATAGTATTGAACAACTCTTCATATTGTTTGCCTGCGGTATTGTGTTTAACATACAACTGGGTTAGTCGCTCATTTAGTCGCTTAGACTCTTCAAAGTGACGGCGAGCATCTTCGAATTCTAGTTCTTGAACGTGTACAGAACCACGTGTGCCAGGAGTTCCTGATGATACACGGTGAATCATAGTACGAGATTCTGGAAGCACAAAACGTTTTCCTGGTGCTCCTGCTTGTGCTAAGAAAGATCCCATTGATGCTGCCTGACCCATAACCGTAGTAGTTACGTCACACTTGATGAATTGCATAGTATCATAAATTGCCAAGCCAGCAGTTACGCTACCGCCCGGCGAGTTGATATACAGATGGATATCTTTTTCTGGGTTGTCTGCCTCTAAGAACAATAGTTGAGTACAAATCAAATCTGAAATGTGGTCGTCTACTACTCCTGTAAGAAACAATACACGCTCTTTTAGTAAGCGTGATTTGATATCCATTGCACGTTCACCTTGAGGTGTTTGTTCAATGACCATTGGTACTAATGCCATAATAGAAATATTCCTTTTGTTAGTTTGTGTTCTTCTATAATAACAACTTATACACAAGTTGTCAATGATTTTGATAAATAGATAAAACTGTTTTAACAAGGAGACCAGTGAATGGCAAAAATAAGATTCAACAATACACAGTTAACAAGATCGGTGGGTACAACTTCGGTTATCATACCACCAACCGTAACAGCAACATTAAGAAAAACACTAGATAATCCAAATGCATACAGTACGAGTCAAAGTGATTATTTCGGTCGATCAGTAAGTATTTCTGGTAATTACGCAATTATAGGTGCAGTCAATGAAGAAGATGCTGACGGCGGCTTCAATTCAGGTAAAGCATACATATTTGATGTGACTACAGGTAATTTACTACATACGCTAGATAATCCAAATGCATTCAGTACAAGTTCTAGTGATTATTTCGGTGCATCAGTAAGTATCTCTGGTAACTATGCTATTGTAAGCGCACACTATGAAGACGATGCAGGCGGTACTAATTCAGGTAAAGCATACATATTCGATGTAACAACTGGTAACTTGTTACACACACTAGACAATCCAAATCCATACAGTACCAGTTTACATGATAATTTCGGTATATCAGTAAGTATTGATGGAAACTACGCAATTGTGGGCGCATGGTATGAAGATGATGCAAGTGTTATTAACTCAGGTAAAGCATACATCTTTGATGTGACAACTGGTAACTTGTTGCATACACTAGACGATCCAAACCCATACAGTACAAGTACTAATGATAATTTCGGACAATCCGTAAGTATTGATGGTAACTATGCTATTGTAGGTGCATATCGAGAAGGTGATGCTAGTGGCACGGATTCGGGTAAAGCATACATCTTTGATGTTACGACTGGTAACTTATTATATACACTAGCCAATCCAAATGCATTCAGTACAAGTGCTAGTGATTATTTCGGTTGGTCAGTAAGTATTTCTGGTAACTATGCTATTGTAAGCGCACATACGGAAGACGATGCAGATGGTGATGGTTCGGGTAAAGCATACATCTTTGATGTTACGACTGGTAACTTATTATATACACTAGACAATCCAAACGCATTCAGTACAAGTGCTAGTGATTATTTCGGTACATCAGTAAGTATCTCTGGTAACTATGCTATTGTAGGCGCATCTAGTGAAGACGATGCAAATGGTGATGGTTCGGGTAAAGCATACATATTTGATGTTACGACTGGAACTTTAGTTGCTACAATAGACAATCCAAACGCATTCAGTACAAGTGCTGGCGATTATTTCGGTAATTTTGTAAGCATTTCTGGTAACTATGCTATTGTAAGCGCACATACGGAAGACGATGCAGATGGTGTCGATTCAGGTAAAGCATACATATTCGAATTAAGTTAAGGAAAATAATAACCCTAGAATTTTCTAGGGTTTTCCATAACTAGAAATCCTCAAACTTCGTAGTTTATACGGTGATAAATACTATTAAATGAATTGTGAGACCGAAAAACATGATTAACTACACTGGATTCAGTTCAAAGAACATCAAGGCAATCAACGATAGATTGACAGGTAAAGACCTAGTAGTCGAAGATTTGCTTAACGAAATTATGACACGTAAAGGTGAGCGCATAATGATGCCTCGTTATGGAAGTATCATTCACGACTTAATTTTTGAACCGCTAACTACCGATGTTAGGGGTTTAGTTGAGGATGATTTACGAGAGATAATTAATAATGATCCTAGAGCAGAAGCAATTTCAATACGCGTGTACGAGACGGATCACACATTGTCGGCAGACATACAAATTAACATTTTACCAGCAAACGAAGTAGAATTGCTTCAAATTAATATAGAGAGATAAAGTAATGGCGCTAGAACGAGTAGACAAATTATTTGCGGGCGAAAGTTGGACAACAGTATATACCGCTTTCACCAATGTAAGTCTTAAGGCTTACGATTTTGATAATATAAGAGAGGCACTATTAACATACGTGTCCGAAACATATCCAGACAAATTTAACGACTTGATTGCAAGTTCAGAATTTGTTGCGATAGTAGACCTTGTTGCATACTTTGGTCATGCTCTTGCTTTCCGAATGGATATGAATACCCGTGAAAACTTCTTAGATACAGCAGAACGCAGAGAAAGTATCTTAAGAATGGCTCGCACTCTAGGCTACAATAAGACACGACCACTTAATGCTCGTGGTTTTATGAAAATCAAAAGTGTTCGTACAACCGAAGATGTTTATGACTCTACAGGTAACACACTTGCTAACCG